GCAACATCAGAAGCGTCAAGTAGAAATACTTCATACGCTACAATGTACTGGCCTTGGATTCAAACACCAGATCCATATTCTGGAAATAATGTTTGGGTACCAGCTTCTACTTTAGTACCCGCAGTCTATGCTTATAATGACAGTACTTCTGAAACTTGGTTCGCACCTGCTGGATTTAACAGAGGAGCATTAGCAACTGCAGTTCAAGCAGAAAGAAAACTAACTCAAGGACAGAGAGATGATCTTTACACAGGTAAAATTAATCCAATTGCTTCTTTCCCAAATACAGGGTTAGTAGTATTTGGACAAAAAACTTTACAGACTAGAGCTTCTGCTTTAGATAGAGTAAACGTTAGGAGATTATTAATCACATTAAAAGCTTATATTTCTGATGTTTCTAGAAACTTATTATTTGAACAGAATACATTAGCAACTAGAAATCAATTCTTAAGCCAGGTTAATCCTTACTTAGAATCAGTACAACAGAGACAGGGACTTTACGCTTTCAAGGTAATAATGGATGATTCAAATAACACAGCAGATGTAATTGATAGAAATCAATTAGTAGGTCAGATTTACTTACAACCTACTAAGACTGCAGAATTTATCTACTTAGACTTCAACATTTTACCAACAGGAGCTACATTCCCAGGATAATTAATTTAAACGAAGATATTTATAATAGATTAAAAGAATAAAAACATGGCAGTATTAGATCCAAACGAAATATTTTTCACCGCCTTTGAACCCAAACAGAAAAATCGATTTATAATGTATGTGGATGGAATTCCTTCATACTTTATCAAAGGAGTAGGTTCGGTAGTGATAGAATCAGAAGATATAACTTTGAACCATATTAACGTTCAACGTAAAATTAAAGGTAGAAGTACTTGGTCAGATCTCGATATGACTTTATTTGATCCAATTACACCTTCCGGAGCACAAGCAGTAATGGAATGGGTTCGTCTAGGACACGAATCAGTAACAGGTAGAGACGGATATTCCGACTTCTATAAGAAAGACGTAACCATTGATGTTTTAGGACCTGTAGGGGATATTGTTTCTGAGTGGGTGCTTAAAGGTGCTTATGCTAAAACAGCTACTTTCTCTGACTTAAGTTGGGATGAAGGTGCTGCCCATCAAGAAATTACAGTAAGTCTAAGATTTGACTACGCTGTATTGAACTTCTAATCTAATTAACGGATCTATAAGAGCCCTCCTATTTATTAGAGAGGGCTTTTTTATTTATGAAACTCTTAGCTATATTAAAAGAAGTAATAATGACCCCGGCATTAACTGCCCAAGTCTACAAGCTTGAAGATGAAGGTTGGAGGCGTATAGGTCAAGGAGACTGGGGAATCGTCTTAGAAAAAGGAGAAGACGTTAAAAAAATAACCACAGACTCTTTAGAGATTGAGCATGCAGAAAAACTACTAGGACATACGTCTTCTCACATTATCCCTATCCTAGGTTTAGAAAAGGTCTCTGATAAGCTAGCAATCATAGATATGCCTAATGCAATGGAGATTGGAAACGATGAGAAAGACTTGATAAAAGATGCTAAACCAGCAGCTGAAGCTTATATTATAGACGGAGAAGAAGATGCTCTAAGTAATATACCAGACTCTTTGAAAGATTTAGTAGTAGACATAAGACAGGCATTTATTAAAGCCGGAATTGAGACTGATGAAATAGACTGGTCTCCATATAACGTAATGAAATACAAAGGAAATTACGTTTTAGTTGACGTATAAAGTATTTTTGTATATATTTATAATAGAACAGTTATAACAAAGAAAATCTATGTCAGAATTTAAAATGCCGACAGAGGTCATTGACCTTCCATCAAAAGGGTTATTATACCCAGAAGACAGTCCATTAGCATCCGGTCAAATTGAAATCAAATACATGACCGCAAAAGAAGAGGACATTCTAACTAACCAAGCCTACATCAAAAAAGGAACTGTAGTAGATAAACTACTACAATCTTTGATCATAAGTAAAATTAACTACGATGATCTTTTAGTAGGAGATAAAAATGCAATCTTAGTTGCTTGCCGTATTTTAGGTTACGGAAAAGATTATGAATTTGAATATGATGGTGAAAGACAGTCTATAGATTTAAGTATAGTCGAAAATAAACCTTTCGATGAATCTTTGATTACTAAAGGAGTTAATGAATTTAAATATACACTACCGCACTCTCAAAATGAAATTACTTTCAAAATCCTTACAGGAGCCGATGAAAGAAAGATCGAGAGGGAATTAGAAGGTCTTAAGAAAATCTCAAAAGAGACCGCCCCAGAGTTAACAACTAGACTAAAGCACATCATTACCTCAGTTAACGGAAGTGCAGAAAGTAAAGATATTAGATCTTTTGTTGATAATGCTATGCTAGCTAGAGACTCTAGAGCTTTAAGAGAGTATATGAGACAGATACAACCAGATGTTGACATGACTTTCATCCCAGAAGGAGGGGATAACCCCGTAACAATCCCAATCGGGGCCAGCTTTCTTTACCCTGACATCGACTGACGCAGCTCAGTACCGTCACGGACTATTTAAACAGATTCATGAAATAGTCTTCTTTGGAAAAGGAGGATACGACTGGCATACAGTCTATAATATGCCTATGTGGTTAAGAAAGTTTACCTTAGCCCAGATGTCCGACTATTATGAAGAAGAAGCAGCAGCTGCAAAAAAAGCAGGAGCTAAAACTACCAGCCGCGGTAGAACAAAATCTCAGACTACTGTTGATTTCGCAAATCCAAATAAGGACGACCTTCCTGATCATCCAGGCTTTCAGAAACGGTCTAAGTAAATATTTATAATAGACTAGGTATCTTTATGACTCAGGAAGACGCAAACCAGGAAAATTTAAACATAGCTCAAGCTTACACAGAGACTATAAAAGAACTCGCTGGTATCAAGAGCAGAGTTACTGAAGCTGATAAATATCAGGTAAAGCTAGCTAAGGACATGGCTAAGGCTTTAGAGAATCAAAACTCTAGCCTCTCTGTAGGAAAAAATCTGGCCGATGATATTCGGAAGAAGCAAAAAAGTATTGAAAAAAACCAAAACTTAATTAATAAAGCCCGAGCCTCTGCTAACATCCTTGCTAAGGGTTTAGTAGGTAAAGATAAGGATACTTACGATGCTGCTAAAAAAGCTTTAACTAATTTAGAGATACTGAACAAAACCCGGGAAGAGATGTTGGAAATTGCATCTAAGACTGGACATCTAGATCAAAAAGCACTAAAAGCAATAGATGACCGAGCAGCTAAAGAAGAGGAAAATCTAGCAACAGCAAATGAAAGCTTATCTACTGCAGCAAAAATGGCTATGAACCAGGAGGGCATAGCTAATACATTAGAAGAGCAAAACAAAGAACGCCAAAAAGAAGCAGCCACTCTTGCCCAGATTGAAAACTCAATGGGCGGTATCCGTAAAGCTTCTCAAGCTCTAGGTCAGCTACCTGTTGTTGGAAGTCTTTTCACAGACTCTTTAGCAGCAGCTGAAGCACAAATTCAAAAGATAGTCGAAGAAGGAGGAGAAGTCCCTAGTAAGTTTGAAGCTGCTAAAATGCAGTTAAATGCTATGTCAGGCATTGCACTAAAATCCGGTTTAGCGTTTATGGCCAAACATGCTTTGGAGGTTGACAAATCGATGAACAACATCCAGCGTTCTACTGGAATGACCGAAATGCAGGTCACCGGTCTTAACTACGAACTTCAAGGAGCATCAGTTGCATCTGGTAATATGTACATGACCAGTTTGGACATGATGAAGACTTTCGGAGAAATCAGCAAGCAGATCGGAATGTCAGCTGAAGTCTTAGGAGCACAAGCAGTAGTTGAAGCCACGGCATTGAAAGATCAAATGGGTCTTTCTGCAGAAGCAGCCGGAGGATTTGCCGCACAAGCAAGTATATCCGGTAAGAATGTAGAGGCAGCCGGTAAAGAAGTCTTCGAAGTAGTTAACAACTCTAATAAACTTAATAAGACTCTGTATAGCGGTAGTGAGATTCTAGCAGAAGTTGGAAACGTTTCAGCTGACATTGGAGCCCAGTTTGGTTTTAATACTGAAAAACTAGCAGGAGCTGCAATAGAAGCTAAGAGACTTGGCATAAATATGTCAGAGTTGAATAATATAGCTAGTGCACTAGTAAATTTTGAAGATTCAATTGCCGCTGAGATGGAAGCTGAATTGTTAACTGGTCAACAGTTAAATCTTGAAAAAGCCAGGCAGTTAGCTCTAAACAACGATTTAGCCGGTCTTGGAAAAGAATTAGAAAGTCAAGGCATTACAGCTGAAAAGTTCTCTAAAATGAACAGAATACAGCAAGAAGCACAAGCTAAGGCTTTAGGTATGAATTCTGAACAGATGGGTAAAATGCTACAACAGCAAGAACTTGCCAGAATCGGAGCCGAGAAATTTACAGAAAAATACGGAGAACAGTCCTATGAAGCTGCCAAGCAAGTAGACATTCAGAAAAAACTTGAAGCAGCATTAACTAAAATAGCTGACGCACTCGCACCAATACTAGGTTTCTTTGCCGGTATCTTATCAAACGCATATGTTTTATACACAGTAATAGGTGTAATGCTGTTTAGTAAGTTGAAAGCCGTTGGTAATTCTTTTCGCGGAATGAGAGACAATCTTAAAGAGTCTGCAAAGTTTGCTAAAGACCTTATTAAAGGAGGTATAGACAAGTTAAGAGGAAAGGGTAAATCTCTTGTTGATAAAGTTAAACCATCTGCAGGAGGTGGTTTGATGGATAAAGCAGCTGCAAATGCAGATAAAGCCAAAGGAGGTACCAAAGGTGCCAAAGGCGCCGGACCTGGAGGATTCCTAAAATCTTTAGGAGACGGTTTAGCTTCTATGGGAAAGCAATATAAAGATATCATGAAAGGAGCTCTAGCATTAGGAGTTACTATTGCTGCAATGGGAGTTAGTTTTGCATTCGCAATGTCGATGGTTAAAGATGTAGATCCTGTCCAAATGATAGCATTTTCTGGTGCATTAACTATGCTAGGTATTACAGTAGCCTATATGGGTAAAGTCGGTAAAGATATCATGAAAGGAGCTCTAGCACTGGGAATTATGGCAGTAGGCTTAATTCCAGCAGCATATGCATTTTCACTTCTTGCCGGAGTTGATCCAAATTCTATTATAGCATTCTCAATCGCCTTACCGCTATTAGCCTTAGCAATAGCAGGAATAGGAGCTTTATTTATGGGACCTCAATTGATTGCATTTGGATTAGGTATAGCAATGATAGCAGCTCTAGGTGTAGCAATCATACCAGCAGCAATGGCATTTAATCTACTAAAAGATGCCGATATAGAATCCATACTATCTCAGATGATACAATTTGGATCAGTAGCACCGCAATTAATGATGTTAGGAGGTTCTCTAGTAGCTATAGCCGGAGGCTTAGGTATGATGGCAGGAGCCGGACTTTTAGCCTTGCCAATCATCGGAGCATTAACAGCTTTAGGATTAATGGCACCAGCCTTAGAAAGTCTTGCTGGAATATTCTTCGGAGGCGGCGGAGATGAAGGAGAAGATGAAACTATGGAGATCCTAATAGAAATTAGAGATGCAATTAAGTCAGGAGGAAAAGTCTACTTAGACGGTAATGAAGTAGGTAAGACTTTAAAACTAGGAACTTACAAGACTTAATATTTATAATAAACAGTGAAATTATGAGTCTATTAAACAAATTAAAAACATCAGTATTTGGACTGCAGGGAAAAACTCCTGAAAAGTTTATCGACGATCCAAAGAAGCAGCAAGAACTAGGCGGACCTGGTTTAAAAACTTCTCAGTTGGATTTGGATGGAAAAACTCCTAAAAGATATTTAGACAATCCACCTAAATAATTGAATGGCGTTAGTCGATCTTAAAACCGACCTGAAATCACTCCGGTATGGAAAAGATAAATTAGGTGGCGGATCAAGCGGACAGCCGTTTGTTAAAAAACCTATACCAGATTCTTTTTCACAAATTGGAGTTACCGGAGGTTCTAACTTTATAGTTAGGGGCGGAACCTTAGTGGCAGAATCTACAGCAGATGATGTCTCAAGACTAACACAGCTATTATATAACCCTCTAACTCCAAACGGGTTTCTATTCTCTCAGAAGCAAAAACAGTTAGGTAAGACTAACGTACAAACTCAAGCATCCCCAACCGGGTATAATGCCGGTAAATATGATCCTCAAAATACTATTAAGCAAGCAGCTAACAGCTATCGAGGAGAACATTATCTAAAACAGGATCTTCAAGGATTAACATACTACAACGTAGTTAAAAATTTAAGCCTTGAAGAAAACAGATTAGTAGGATTAACAGATACTTTAGTTGCTAATAAAAAAATTGATGCTGTTAACGTATTATCATACCCTAACGGACCAGGTAGTTCAAGAGGAAACAGCTCAACCAATATAAGATTATCAGATCAACGAACCGGAGTTAATAATATTAATTATTCTCGATATGTAACACCGGTAGAAGATCCTAAAACAGGAGGGGCTTATCTACAGTATAATAACGGTCAGCAGACTCAAACACAGATAAACTATTTCAATACGGTTTCTAAAGGTTCTAATAGTATCTCCAACATAGTTCTAGGTGGTGACTTTCAAAGTATTACTGGATTTGGACGTACCTTAGATACTGATAATTACTTACCGGTTAACGCATTAGCTAAGACATCTTATAGTACTTTAAACGATTTACAGCAAACAGGAAACAGAGATATAGGACTTAACCCTAGTCTTGGAACTCAGTATACAGCAAAAGTACAAAACGATAAAACTAATAAACCATTTTTCTTCAACCCAGCTAGTAACGCTTATAATAATACCTCACCTAATAAACCAGTAACCTCTAATTTAACTCCATCCGGAGATAACATAGATGCACAGAGTGTTTATGAAGATAATCTACAATCTGCAAAAAACAGCCCTAAGAACTTATTAACTAGAAAGGAAATCGATAGTAAGAAGGTTTACGGAGATGAAGGCATAGCATCAGATCCTAAGGACTTTAGAAAAGATACAGATCAGAGAGGAGCTGCTTACAGTAGCACTTCCTTCAACTTAAATAAAAAGTTTAAAATTGGATTACCTGGTTATAAAGGTATTAATAGAAAGAAAGACCCATCTTCAGCTAAAATAGCCGGACAAGGTACAGATAGAATAAACTATAAAAAATTAGGAACTCAGATAACACCAATGGCAGATCTGATCCCTTTCTATATTAAAATCTACGAAAATGATTCTGTTACCCCTACACTTATACAGTTTAGAGCCTTTATAGACAGCGTATCAGATAGCTTTACAGGAGAATGGGAAAGTTTTAAGATGATGGGAAGAGGAGAAGATTTTTATACTTATAAAGGTTTCTATAGAGACTTTTCAATGAGCTTTAAAATTCATGCCCAATCAAGACCGGAACTCTTAAGATTATATGAAAAAGTAAACAGGCTGGTATCAACTACAGCCCCGGATTATAGCGAAGGAGGTTTTATGCGAGGGGTATTTGTGGAACTTACTGTTGGGGATTGGTTAAGACAGACCCCCGGATATATAAGACAAATCAGTTTAGATATTCCTTCAGAGTCTCCTTGGGAGATAGGACGTAATAACAACGGAATTAATACAAATGAAAAAAATAAGTTGCCTCATTTAATAAATGTAGGTACCTTTAACTTTATACCAATACACGATTTCCTTCCGGCTTATAAAAAGGACTTTATACGTACTACATAAATACAACAATGGCAAGATACGAAAACACACAGGTATTTGTAAATAGAAAAGAGATAAAAAAGGTACCGTTTTACCGGACGGTGAAGTACCCTGAAATACCTGTAGCTGATAACGATGTTTACGTAATCATCACTGTAGGAGATAGGTTAGATTTACTAGCAGCACAGTACTATGGAGATATTACCCTATACTGGGTTATTTCTACTGCTAATGATAATCTACCTCAAGATTCTCTAATAGTAGAACCAGGAACACAAATAAGAATCCCAGCCAACATATCGGAAGCTATTATGAGGTATAATTTATTAAACGAACTTTAAAATAAAGTAACAGTTATGGGAATAGTAGGAGCAGATCTAGGAGTAAATGTAAGAAAACAATTACAAGCCAGAGAACAACTTTACGCCGGAACCAATAGAGATATTCCAACAATACAAACCCAAAACAGTACAGCCTGGGCCAGACTTGCTTCATCTGTAAATATAGACGGAAGCAGTACGGAGGCTAAAAACTTTGTACTTTTTGGAGGAACAGCAGAAAGCAATGCCGCAGTTGGTGGACAGTCAAATAACTATTTTGTAGAAGCTTATGATTTTAGTACTACTCAAGGATATCGCCCAAAACCAGGGGTTGAAACTTTAGATTTTAAGTATAAGAATAACGGAGCACTGGCAAGCTGTGATATAACTATTAAATGCTTTACCTTTGAACAATTTAATACTATTGAAAAACTATACCTTAGACCTGGTTATAGTATTTTAGTAGAATGGGGTCATACTAAGTATGTTACTAATCAAAATCAACCCAAAGCCCTACAAACAGGTGATGTTGACGGAGCGTTAACTACTTTTTTAAGTGGAAATAAGAATCAAGGTGTTCTTATTAATAAAATAAAGAAACAGAAAGAATCAACAGACTTTAACTACGACGGATTTTTTGGAAAGATTGTTAATTTTCAATGGAGCTTTAACGCAGATCTATCCTACAGTATTACTATCAAGACTATTACCCACGGTGATATAATAGAAAACCTTAAAATTAACACAGCAACTCCAGAATCTTTAGAAATAGCTAAAAAAGAAAGAGAAGAAAGAGAGGCAAAAGTTAAAAACGATGCTGAATCAGAAGAAGATAGTAGTGTTCTTGATAGTATTGGAAATGGTTTAGGTTTTGTAGGTAAACAGATTGCCTCTTTCTTTACAAGCTTTCTTTCAGGAGCGAGAGATCTTATAGGAGATATTGTTGATGTAGTTGATGATCAGACCTTCATAAATAAACTTTTAGCTAATAGAACTAAATCACAGATTCATAAAATACTATTTAACTTAGCAACCAACTTTCCAGATTTTACTAACTCAGGGATTGGAGAATTAAAAATAGAAAAACTACAAAGTACAACAGGAGTTCTTGCTAAGTCAAATGCAGCATCTAAAGGAAGTGTTGTACAAGTGCAAACCTCAGAATGTATAAGAGTAGGTTTTGATGTAAGCTCATCAGACGACCAAGATTTAGGTAACTATCAATACTACTTAACTTTAGGTGCATTACTTAAGATTATTGAACAAACAATTTTCCAAGATGAAGCAGGTCTTCCACTAGTAAGTATAGACTGTGGATACGGTAGTACAGGAATGGTAACTTTTCCTGGTCAAATCTCAGCAGATCCTTTAACATGTCTAATCCCGTTTGTAGCCTACCCCGAAGTTCAAGGTGAGAATTTGACCTATTCCGGTTTTAATTATGCAGTTTTAAATGATGACGGTATTAAAAAAGAGTTTCTACTTGATGATACCGGAGCTGTAGGAGACCTGATGAAAGTCATGCTTAACTTCAATTTTATTATGAAGGTCTTTGATGACAATACCGATGAAGAAGGAGATTTATCTTTAATAGACTTTGTTCAAAAGATTTTAGATGGAATTACTTTAGCAGTAGGAGGAATTAATAAGTTTCAAACTAGAGTAATTCACGAAGGTATAAAAGATAATGATAATGAGTCTAGACCTTATTTAAGTATCTATGATGAGGGAGCTCATATACAAGTAGTACAAGAGAATAAAACCACATTAAAACCGTACGGAGTAACAAGTACAAAAGGAACCACTTTCCTTGACATATCATTCAGTTCAGAACTAAGTAATGAATTTGCTTCTCAAATATCCATAGGAGCCCAAGCCAGTGGAAATCAACCAGGAGAAAATGCAACAGCTTTCTCTCAATTTAATCAGGGTCTAGAAGATAGAATGATAGCTAAAAAACAGAAACCTGGAACTTTTGAAGATGCTGAAGGAGAAGCTGACCCGTTCGTAGCCTTTGGCACAACTTTATTAGAACTTCAGGAAAGTACAAACGAATTTTATAAATTTGGAGAAATAGATAAAGATATAGTTAAAACAGCAGTTTCTTCCAACAGTACTTATGCTAAATTCTGTATAGGAAATCTTGCAACAACAGAAACGATACCAGCTCCGTTCTTTATACCTTTCAATTTACAAATCAAAATGAAGGGAATTTCCGGTATTAAAATTTTTGATAAGATATACCTTGAAGATACCATACTACCTAAATCTTATAGAGGGAAGGTTGCATTTATTTTAAAAGGAGTAAGCCACAGCGTCTCTGGAAATGAATGGACAACTAGTTTAGAAACACTAACTGTACCAGTTTTAGAAACTAAAAATAAGATTTCTTCATCTCCTGGTGAAGCTGAAGACCCTGATAATACAAGACGTGAAGCAAAAAAAGCTAAATTAGATAAAGCTAAAGCGGATATGAAAGCTGCAGAAGATGCTCGTAATAAAGAACAAGATGTAGCTGGAACAGGAGGAATTGTAGCAACAGGAACAGGAAAAACATTAGTCAAAAATCTTCCATACAATGGAAAATTCTTTAGTACAACATCAAAAAACTCTCAAATAACACTACACTATACCGTTTACCCTAAAACAGTACCATTAAGCAGAGTAGTTGCAGATTTCAGCGGTAGAACTAGCGGGGTATCAACACATTTTGTTTTAGATAAAGATGGATCGTATGACCAGCTATACCCGTATGATAAGTGGGGGTATCATTTAGGAGTTAGTACAGCAGCAGGAAAAGATATAGATAAATCTGTGAATCCGAAAATAACTAGAGCACAGTATAAAAGAAGAGATATGATTAATGTAGGTATTGAGATTAATAATGTCGGAATGTTAATAAAAGGTAGAAATAATACATACCGAGATACTATTAAGACCTCAATAATTTACAAAGAAGATGAGGTTTCCAAATCTGTTGATAAGAACGGTAACCCGGCAAAATGGAAAGGTTTCCTATACTGGGAAAAGTTTCCTGAAGCTCAGATTAGATCTTTAGAAAGTCTAATTTACGGTATAATTGGAAATAATCCTGATATTTCACCTAAAGGTAAGCCTTGGAAATTTGTCTATGAAGATTGCTTCCCAGGTTACGGAAAGACAAGCGGAAAAGCTCTTAAAGGAGAACCGGGAATTTATACCCACAACTCTTTTAGAT